TTTTTATTTTCTTTGATTTTTATTTCAGCAAACAAATTATTAGTTTCTGTTTCAATATCTAAAATTTTCTTTTTATTTTTTTCAATATCATCTTCACCATTCTTTTTTATATTATCAATAAACTCTTTTTGCATTGTAATCTTTTCCACTGTCATATTTTCAGACAATAAAAGAGTTTTAACTTCTTCATTATTTTTCCTTATATTATCTTTTATAATACCATTCATAGCAGAGAATATTTTTATATCCAAAATGTCTTCTACAATTTCTCTCCTATTTGAAGAAGATAATTGCATAAATGGGACAAAAGATGCATTACCCAAAATTACAATTTGAGTAAAAGACTTATAGTTTAATTTTAAAATATTTTCTTCCAAATATTTCTGCTGATCATTTGACGCTGAAGATTGATTTTGAACTATTCCATCAATCCATATCTCAAAAATATTTGGTTTAATTCCTCTTACTATTTTATATTGTTTAGAACCTATATCAAATTCAACAGTTACTAGACAATCTTTTTCATTTGTAGAGTTTACTAGTTGCCCTTTATTAATTTTTCTAAACGCTTTATTGAAAAGACAAAAGCATATTGCGTCAAGCATAGTACTTTTGCCAGATCCATTTGATCCAATTATAAGAGTAGTTTTAGATTCTAGAAAATTTATTTCTGTTTCTTGATTTCCTGATGATAAAAAATTACGATAGGTTATTCGCTTGAATAAGATCATAGTCTCTAGGTGGTATTACAAATTCATTTGGGGTTATTATCACATAATGATATCCATATAACTCACAGGTTTTAACTGCAAGTTCATCTTCTACTTCAACAACAGACATTTTGGGGTAATCTTCTGCCTCTAGTAGTCCTGCATATCTTTCAGCGTCATCACAATCAACAAATAAGTATAAGGCTTTTTCCCCTTCTTCGTCAATTACAGAATAAGCTCCTTCTTCTTCTTTCCCCTCTATTGTTAGTATAAACATCAGACAATCTCTAACGCTTCTTTATAAGTATTTTTTAATATATTTTTGATCATTTCTTTATTTAAATCAAAATCAGATTCTTCTACGTATTTATTCAAAATAGTCAGAGTATCTTCAATCTCAACGTCAGTATAATCAACTGAAGAATCTTCAACTTCATAATTTTCAATTATTTTGAGTTCCGATGGATTTTGCTGTGTCAGCAAATCAATAAATTTATCAAACTTTAATTGATCTTCTTTTTTACGAACTACAACTTTAATCATTTTATTTGAAACTTCAGAATAATCAAGATTTGAAATATCATCATCGTAGTAAATTTTTTCAAACATTGAGTATGGATTTTTTATAAATTCCAGTTTATAAGTTTCAGTATCAAAATAATGAAATCCTCTAGAATCATTTACATCAGACCAAAACATTTGATATGGATTTCCCAAATAAAATACTTTACCATCGTCACTTCTAGTGTGATAGTGTCCAGAAAAAACTCTATCAAATTTATTAAAAATATCCTTGCTCATACCATCCTTATTTACGTGCCCTGGATGAGCCATAAATCCATTTAATTCCAGATGTCCAAATACAACTTTTGCATCGGTTTTGTTCAATAAATCAAGAGTTTCCTTTTCGTTGTCATTGCATATCCAAGGAAGACAAACGATATCCAATTCGCCAATAGTGAATTCGGATGGAGATGATATTTTTATAACATTGGAATATTCATTCAAAAGAGAATCAATTGCATTGATCTCATTGGTATTTTTATAATATGCATCATGATTTCCTACAATATTATAAACTGTTATTCCAAGATCCCTAAATTTATCATAGACATTAGTTTTTGCCCATTCAAGTGCCCAATAGTCTATTCCTTTTCTACTATCGAAGGCATCTCCAAGGTGAACAACAGTTTTAATATTATCTTCTTTTAATCTTTTGAAAAAAATATCATTATAAAATTTTAGAAAATAATCGTGAAAAGATTTATTTGCTTTTCTAAAATTATAGTGGGTATCAGTTATCAATCCAATTTTCATTGATATAATTTACTTTGAACATTATCTTTGATCGTATTATAGTCTGAACTATTATATCCGTCATCATCCACGGTAAACACTTGTTCATATCCAGTTCTTTCTAGAATTTTTTCCTTAATCTCAATTTGTTTCTTTTCTTTTTGAATTCTTCTCAAGAAAGCATAATAGACAATTTGAGTAAAATAAGCAAATGGATTTGTTTTACTTACATCAAAATTATTGATATATTGAACACAATTTTCAATTCCATCACTTATCATATCTTCCCTGAACATATAGTTGACGAAATTAGGACGATATGATAAATGTGTTGCTATTTTTAAAAAGCAGTCTCCAAGATAATTTGGTATTCTTGGATTGGGGAGACCTTTCTTCTTTGCAGCATCTACCTTCTTCTTGTATACTACAAGAGCTTCATGAAACTCTTTGTTATTTACGTAATGTGGATTTTTCTTTTCTTTGTGCATTAAAGTACTATTAGTTATTTTTATTATAACAAATTTACCAGATAAATCAAGTATTGACAAATAAAAATTACTCGACTAAAATCACTCTGTTAGGGTTCAAGATAAATTATATCTTTAATTAGATCTATAAAGTTTTTCTAAAGATACTCTTGCTTCTGATACCGAAGATAGATATCCCATATTAGGAGTTATCTCTGTCAGTCCAGAGTGTCTATCTTTTTCTCTTACAAACTTTTTATGTATTTTTATAATACTTTGATCTACTATCTCTGTAATGGTAATAACCTTATCCATATCTATGATAAACATAGAATCATTGCTTAATTTCATCCAAGGGTGAAGTTTAAGACCACTTACTCCTAATTGTTTTATGGCAATAGTCTCCATAATAACAGGATTGTCAAGTATTAGTAATGTTCTATCTTCTTCCTCGCAAGGACATACTTTAGAAAAGATTTCTTCACCTGATATAAGTTTTATTGCTGCGTAAAATTCTTCTTCCATTATTGTTGAAAATTGATTTTTACTATTTCGTAATTAAATTTTTCTTCATTGTATATTTTTATTCTTTCAATTAAATGATTTAAAGTATAGTTTTTTCTTGATTTGTAAATTATTTCATCTGCAATATCGTATAAAACTGCTTTAGTTTTATTTTCCCCTTTTCTCAAAACTCTTCCTATTGATTGTAAGTTTCTTATTTTTGATTTTGATGGACTGGCAAATATTACATTGTGAAGATTTTTAATATTTACTCCAGTTGAAAATGTTCCATATGATGCTATGATGATGGCATCGGATTCTTTTTCTGTTATTTCTCTGACCTTTTCTCTTTGTTCAGCATCAACCCCACCGTGAATAAAAAATATTTTTCTATTTTTTGATGCTGATTTATTTATGTTCTCGTATAAAGGCAGTCCGTGAGATTCAACTCTACTAAAAAGAATAAGAGTATTTCCCTTTAAATCTAAAGCAAGATTCTTTATAAATTTATTTCTTTTTTCATTAGTAATTAAATATTGAATCTCTTCTTCAAAATCATTGAACTTATGTTCATTGTGCTTTAGTAAAAGAACTTTAATTTGTAGTTTAGATAAGTGTCCCTTTTCTATTAGATCTTTTGTTTGTGTAACCTTATAAGATGGTCCAAAAAGACCCTCCAAGACCCACTTATGAGTCTGTGATCCATCTAGAGTACCAGTGAATCCAAAACGGTATTTGGCATTGTCTGCCTTGGTCATAATGCCAACTAAAGACTTCGATTTGAATAAATGAGCTTCATCACCTATAATAACATCAAAGTCATTAAAGAAAGATCTTGGTAAGTTATAAATGCTTTGCCAAGTAGAGCAAAACACAGTTGGGTACTTATGTTCAATTTTTTTAATTTTCATTTTTAATTTTTCTAATTAAAGTATTTGCCAATGGACCTCTTTTTGGAATTTTCCCCGAAAGAATATAATTAAAAGTAGATAAAGAACATTTTAAAATTTGCTCACAAATTTCTTTTGTAGTTAGATTGTTATCTATTGATATCCAATCTTTGCCAAAATTTAAACTATATTCGTACCTGTATTTTTTGCAAAGATAATGATTTTTTCCACTAGTTTTTTTTATTTTTTTTCTAATACTTTCCTTATTATGCATTGGATTATTAGTTACAAAAATATTAGTTCCATTTTTGTCTCTTGTGTCCATAGTTTTTCTATGAACTAATTTATTTTTGAATGGGGAATTTTCTTTTAACCAAATTTTTAATTCTTCATTTTTTTTCTGCTTGAAAATTTCATATAACTTGCTATTATAATTAAAGTGCCGTTTAAGAGTTTTCATACTCATTGAATTAATAGCACATAGCATTTTATAATAATCTTGCCCTTCAGTAAATTTACTTAAACATAAATGGCATATATAATGCTCTCTAAAAGTCAATTT